TTATTTCTTAGTAGTCACACTCTTTGAAGCCGACCAAGCGCCGTAGTATTTCGTACCCTTTACAGTTGTGTATGAACGAACACGAACGTAATATTTCTTTTTGCCCGAAAGCTTTGAAATAGTTTTGGTGTCGGTCTTGTTGTTTGTTATGGTAACTTTCTTTGCACTTGTGAACTTTGAGTTTGTGGCGTACTGAATCTCGTATCCGGTAGCAGAGCCTTTCTGCTCCCAATCCACAAAGAATGCCTTGCTCTTAGCAGTGAGCTTCTGTATCTCCTGCTTGGCAGGGTTTATCTTGAAGGTCTTAGTGATAGTGCCTGTGTAAGAGCCTTTTCCTGTGATTTTTACAGTGGCAGTGCCTATATTCTTGTTGTTTGAGTATGAAACTGTGTAGTCAGTACCATTTTTCAGTGTTTTGCCATTGTATTTAACAGTAATGCTATGAGTGATGTTCTTGCCAGTGAAAGCCTTTGTGGAAATGCCCGAAACTGTGGCTTTCTTGAAGTTATTTTTGATACTGTAGGTCTTAGAAACTGAGCCTGTGTAATTGCCCTTGCCTGTGATAGTGACCTTTGCTGTTCCTACCTTGGTGTTGTTGCTGTAGGAAACAGTGTAATCAGTATCCTTTTTCAAAGTCTTTCCATTGACCTTTACATTAACGGACGGAGTTTTTGCCTTGCCATCATAAGCGTAGGTCGAAGTGGAAAGATTAAATACACCACTTTACACCGCTTTTTGTTGCTTTATAAAATTGTTTGTAAACCACGCATTTACGTCATTTAAGCCATTTCATTTGTTCCACATTTCACAAGCATATATTTACAATTCAGCTTTATCGTGTATAATTCGTGTACGCAAAACGTCAAGCATTGAGATGTACTACCTGTGCTGAAACGGCATATTTAGTCGGTTTTAGAGTGGGTATAACTTTTTTGAAGTCTGGCGGGGCGGACTTTAAAAAGTTGTAAAAAGCTGTTATTATACAACTTTATCGGTTAAGTCCGATATCACATACTAAAATAAACAGTTGTGACATAATCTGTCAGTAAAAACACATACTAATTTTAGCTAGACCAATAACTTCTTTCTATGTAACATACATTTCATTCAAATGAGCATAATTATCAACAAAGTCGCTTGCACATCTGCTGAATTATTTTTAGTCACAATTTAAGCATATGTTATTTTGCACAATTTTTTCGATATATAAGCTATTGATTTTGTTGCAACTTTGTGTTATAATTCTGTTAGATAATCATACTATACTAATAATGCCGAGGTAGTATATGCTTAACAAAACGTTAATAGCTTATCATGGTACACTTTCAAAGTATTCAAATAAAATTTTGGAAGATGGATTTAAGTTACCACAAATATCAACAACTCATGATCATTGGTTAGGGCATGGTGTATATTTTTTCGATAATTTTTTGTATGCTGATAATTGGGCAAAAAGGAAATGTCGTGCTTTCCATGATTCAAAGTCGACAGATGTTGTATTACAAGTTAAGATTTGTACTGATTCCTACAAAATAGCTGATTTTGACTTACCGGGCGAGACACAAAAATACAATGAGGCCATAGAGAATTATGATAAAAAAATTTCTCAATCACGTAAGTTTACATCTTTTGGTAAGGGCTTAAATAAATGCGATAAAAAATTTAAGCAAAAGATTGAAAAGAGAATTGATTGTTTTTATCATGATCTGTATGCAAAAGAAAATGATTTGGGATTAGCAATGCGTACATTTCATAAAGCCTCTCCATTACTTGATACAAAACAAAACAGACATTCATTAAGTCATGGTTCGTATATGGAATATAGTGAGAAACAAATTTGTGTATATAAGTTAGAGTGTATAGTTGATGTGTTAATCTATGATAGTGAGGTCGATGGAATATGTTAACGATTGAACAAATTTTAGAAATTGCAAGGCAAAATGGTGCTGATATTATTGATGTTGATGATAAGGCAATGGCTGGTGTAGGATATTGCGACGAGGATGGAACACCAGTAAAACTTGACTTAAGTTCTTTTTATATGAATTCTGCTGAGGAAAAAATGTCTTATTTTTATGGATCTGATTATGATTTTTGCTGTATAGCGGCATAATAAAGGAGTTTTTTTATGAAATTAAAAGAAAGCACTACCAGCATTTTAAAACTAAATGGCATTCACTTTAATGAATTATCATTCAAAAGACGTGATAGCACGGATAGTGTCATTGATGATTGCGAACTTACCCGAAAAATAGTAGACATAGATGTTGATAATTTTACTGTTGAACTCAATTTTAAATTGTCGACGTCTATATTTGAAATGAGTATTTCTTTAGAGGGAAAATTCAACATAGTTTGCGAGGACGCATTAATGAAAGAAAGGCTTAAAAAGAATAATACAATCTCAATCTTGTTCCCATATATTCGTAGCGAAGTGACATTGCTCACCTCACAGCCAGAAATGACGCCAGTAATAATTCCACCAATTAATATCAATAAACTAATTGATGAATCTACAACAAAAACAGCCGACAAGGAATAATCCCTGTCGGCTGTCTTACTACCTACTTAATCTTTATTTTCTGCCCTGCATAAATAATGTTCGGGTTCTTGATACCATTGTTCTTGACAAGCTTCGCAACAGTAGTCTTGTAGCGCCGTGCGATACCTGAGAGCGTGTCTCCACGCTTTACAGTATAAGTCACTGTCTTCTTGGTGGAGCTTGTAGTCGGCTTGTTAGTCGGTCTGATAGCCTGCTTCTTGAAGCCGTTCAGCCCTGCCGCCTTGATCTTTGCAGGATAGTCCACATAGCAGATATCCATATCAACATTGCCGCTGATACCGCTGACCTTGCCACTGCTTGTGTACTGCCACATACCATATGTTCTGCCGTAGTTGCAACGTGAGCCGTACTCAGCGACCCACAGAGCGTATCTCTTAGCGACGTAGGCAGATATGTACTGCTGTAAAGGCGAACGGCTGATATACAGTCCTGCCCAGTAGCCTGCGTGTTCAAGTGCATTGCAGAAAGTCTTGACAAGGCTGTTGCAAAATGCTCTGCCCTTTGCGAACTGTGAACGCTCTTCAAGGTCGAAGTATATCGGATACTCAAACGTTTTGCCCTTGATAGCGTTGATACAGGTCTGAGCCTCTGCCTTTGCGTCCTCGACGCTCGCCGCATAGCTGTACCAGTAAGCACCGACTTTCAGCCCTGCCGCTTTAGCAGCCTTGTAGTGCCTCTCGAAATATGGGTCTTTCTGATTAGCGTACTTGCCATAGCCTGCACGAATGATAACGAAATCGACCCCCGAAGCCTTGACCTTCTTGAAGTCAATGTTCTGCTGATACTGTGAAACGTCAATACCCTTGAATGTCTTTGCCATAAAAATTACTTCCTTTCCAAATCGTCAATTCTATGATTAGCCACCTTGATTTTCTCATCAATCAAAGCATAGTCCTGCTCCAGCTTGTACGTCCGTGCGATAACGGAATTGTGCTTGTCCACACGCTCAGACAGCTTGTCTATCTTGTACTCAATGAGTTTTTGGCTATCATACTGCGCCTGTTGCATAGTCTTACGACTGTTAGATGCTATAACGAGCTGACACACTACCGCCGAAGCCGCTGTTATCAGTGCAACGATAATTGCTTCCGTCACTCGTCATCACCTGACTTTCTTTTGGCTGACTGCGTGCCGAAATAGAACGAGATCACCACCGTAAACACCGTGATGAACTGCTCTGCTGAGATCGTGCGTCGAAGTGCCAACACGCAGAACACTGCCGTCAGCAGTATCGTAACAATAGACTTGACGTCTATAAGCTTTGCAAATTTCTGTTTCATATCTTGCTCACTCCTTTATCTCAAAAGCAAATCTGCTTAACAGATATTTCTTATTATTGAGCAGTATAGTTTGCGTAGGTACAGCATAGTCACTGCTATTATAGCTATCTGATATACCCTGTATATGAGAAAGTATATGATACACATTTGTAAAACCTTTGTTTAAATCAGTAGAAACTACAGGAGCAAGTGAAGTCACCGATTTCTGCTGACAAAAATATCTATAAGGAGTAGATTTAATAGTAACCCCATCAGTGAATACTGTATATAAGCGAATATTATTATCAGCACAACTTGTGGCCATTCCTATTTCGGTTTCTCCTGTTTCATAGTTAGTTACTTCACCAATTATTATATTTATACCAGGTCTACTAGCGGTATTACCGTCTATTCCAATAGCTACTAAATCACTTTGCTTATAAATAATCCATCTTCTTGGGTCTCCAATGTTAGGTGCAGTGCTCACACAAGGACAAGTCAATGCTTCTGTTCTTAGGTCACACCAACCAAAACTTCTACTTGTATCAGCAAACTGACCTCTTAAAAACAGTTCATCTGTTACCCAAAGCTGAAAGGTGGTATCTTTGGTATCAATACTTGCATTATCGCCCTCGAACACAACTTTCTTAAAGTCATAGACCTCGATAAGCTTTGTTATCAGCCCTCTCAGTCCGTCTGTTCCCTCATATATTTTCATCTTCGACCGCCTCCGCTATGCCTGTTATACCTATATTTCCGTACGCTTCTCCCACTGACACACCCACAAGGCTCTGTCCGCTCACCATATCGGGTATAGTGTCGATAATATCCATATTGCCGTTGAAGTCCTCGATGCTGAACCTGTCCGTCCTATCGGGCTTTTTAAGCCCGAGATTTTCCGTGAAACTAGCCAACTATACTTCCCCCTTCCGCATTTTTGCCGACTATGAGATAGTACACCTTGAAAACGTATGTGCCGCCCTGGTCTGAGGTGTGTTCAAGGTATGCCTCCCAGTCGATGTCCCTGCCGTTGCTTGCGACTTTGTATTGAAAACTCTGCGACTTGAAGTGCTTTTTGCCCCAGTCGCACACCATAAACACCGCAGGGTTAGTGACCCCCGAGGGTATCATTCCTGTGCGTGTATTGTATGACCACTGGGAACCGTTGTCAGCGTTGACCTTCATATTCACCGTGAAAGACCCCCACCGCATATACAGTGGGTAGAGCCTGTTCACAAGGCTTACTATCTGCGCCGCTGTCTTTGCACGAAACACCGCTGTACCGCCGTCTAAAAGCTCGTCCGTCTGTTCGCCCGAGTACCGCAGCTCATACTCCTCCTCGCCCACTATTTCTTCAAGAGCTGCCACCCTCGCCGTGAGCTGCTGGATAAGCTCCTCGGTGGTGGGTGTTGTCTGACCTGTGTCCGCTGTATCGGCAGTATTCTCCGCCTGCGTATCAGCCACAGTTGTTATCTCATTTTCGTCCATTATCTCGCCCCCTTAAAGTTGTTCTTCAACGCTCAGACCTACCGCAGAAATGTCTGCTGAAAGTCCGCCGTCAAAGGTAAATCCTAAATTCGTTATTGGTATATCATAGCTGTCTGTGCCGTTGGTGTAGGTCACCACGTCACCTATGTCGAAACGTGGATCGCCTAATCTGTGATACAATTCTGTTGTATACCACGAAAATCCACCTATCCTGCGCCACAGAGATTGCAGCAAAGACTCTGTCATGTATGGATTTTCAAATTCCAGCACACGCCCTTGTGTTGTATCTGTCACACCAAGTGACAGCGTTACATCTTCACCGACTTTGCAGATAATGCCCACGATAGCGTTCTGCCTTTCAGACAGCGTTGGCAGGTCTATTGTGTTGTTATCCAATGTTTTCACGCTCGAGCCGTACCATTTGCGGACGTACTTTCCGTACCTGTCAACATACCCGAACTGCCCCTGAGCTGAGGCAAGGTAAGACAGCATTTGCCGCATGGTCACGTCTTTGGGCACGGAGCCGACCTTGAAGTAAAAATACTTTGAGTACAGCAGTCTGCCTTTGTTATCTCTTAGCCGTCTGCCGTTCTTATCACGCAGCAGCCGCACCTGTGTATAGTCATTGCCGTTTTGCAAGCCAAGCTGTCTGCATATGTCGTCCTCGACTGCTTTATTCCAGTTCGGCATAGGTATGTGAGGTACATATGACTTATTCGAAAAGTACAGCCTGTCCGCCATTGTCAGCTGAACACTGCCGCCCGACTTTTTCGACTTCACGCAGGTGAAACGTCCCATTGGTATCTTTTCGCCTGCGAGTATGCCGCTAGTTTCGTAGTCTACGAGATACAAATATGTGTCATACTCTTTGCCAAGAAACGCTGTTTCAGTGTCACTTATGGTCATGTTCCACGATTGCGAACACACGGCACCTAGTTCGATGTCGTCTGAAAGTGATGTTGCCTGCATTGAGCTGTCAGCTGACATAATGCTGTCACCTGATATAACGCCCTCTGCATTCTCTATCCACAACCTCCAAGTACGGCAATAGCTCTCAATACGCTGTGCCACAAGTTCCCCTGTTTTGTACATTCAAACGCCCCCTTACTGCATTATCAAGTCCACCGCAACGCCTTTGCAGAACTGCTTGTTCTCGTCCCAGCCGAAAACCTCATAAGTTGGGTCGCCTGCATAAACGTCAAAAGTGCTTTCCTGAAATGTCTCATCAAGGAGCGTGATACTGAAAAACGGTCTGTCAACGTTGGAGATATACTCATTGAGTTTTGCCGTCTCCTCGCCTGTGAGATGATACCATTTCAGCGTAACAGTTTTCTTTATGGCTCTTATATCGCCCACCATTTTGCAGTTAGCCGTCCGCCCTGCATTGTTCGACCATATCTTGTTGTTTGTAAAGCTCACTTCCGCAGGTGTGGCGACCCTTTCGCTGCCGAATATAAGTCCTCTGCTTTTCATTTTCTGCACCTCCTATGCCCTTATTGGCGACCTGCCGTTGCGCTTGATATAGTCGTTGATATCATCAATAACTATCTGTGTAATAGTCCTGCCATTGAGCGTAAGCGGTATGGTAACACTTATCTTCTGGTTGCCCCCCGCTCCGCCGTAAGACACAAGAGCCTGCAAAACAGCCTGCGTGATAGTATCAAGCGGGGCCTCGATATTCGTACCACGCTTCTGATCGCCCAGAACTGCAAGAAACTCAGAGTTCGGCGGTATTACTGCACCTTGGGCAAGTTTGGGTATTTCGGGGATATCAATTTGGCTTAGGTCAAAGCCAAATGTCTGACCGCCAAGATCACCGGGAAGCCAATCAGGTGTTGTGAAACTCAGCTCGTTTATGCCGTCGATTATCCAGTTCAAAGCGTCCTCAACTGCACCTGTCAGACCATTTATAAGCCCGATTATCAAATTGATAGGTGTTTTTGCTATGTCAACAAGTGCGTCCCATACGCCTTTGAAAATCTTCTTTACACCCTGCCAAGCTTTTTTCCAATCACCGGTGAACACTCCCGTTATGAACAGCACAACGCCTTTTAGTGCTGAAATGATGTTCTTCACGGCGTCAATTATATTGCTTATGACATTGCCTACTGTCTTTATTATCTTGCCAAGCACACTGCTGACTATCGGTCCAAGTATGCTCACAAGCCAGTTCACAACAGGTGCTATGGCTTTGTTGTAAATGCTCAAAACACTTGTGATAAGCGTTCCCACAAAGTCAAGAAATTCATCAAGCAACGGTTTCAAATGCTCAGTCCAAACGCTGTCAGCCACACTCATAAGCTCATCAAATACAGGCTTTAAGACCGTTTCCCACAGATTAAGGAATACGTTCTTTGTGGTGGTTATGCCCTCGTTTATGCCGTCAAATATAGGCTGTCCCCACTCGTTCCAAAAGTCTGAAATGCTCTGCCAAGTATCGCACCACAGTGTTTTCAAGGCGTTCAACACAGGCTGTGCAACGCCGTTCCACAAGGTATCGAAGATCTCTTTTATGTTGTCAAACAGTACGCCGAGAGTGTTCCATACCTGCGTGCCAAAATTCGCCATTAGGGGTAATCCTACAGTGAGAAAGTTTTGCAGTATAGGGAACACTGCCACATTCCAGATATCAGAAAACACCTTGTTGAAGCTGTCAAAAAGTCCTATGCCTATCTTGCCAAGCGTGCTGAAAGCGGTCTGAATAAGCGGTGTAAAATCGTTTATAAAATAAGCTTTGAGCGGTTCGGAAAGCGACTTTATATCGCTGAAAACTCCGCCGAGTATCTGAGCAAGTTCAATGCTCTCTCTTTCAAGTCCGCTCCATATATCATCGAAAATAGGCTTAAAATTCTTATCAAGATAGTCTGCAAGCTTTTCAAACTGAGTTCTTACTGATTTGAAAAAGTCAGACAGCTTTTTATCTGCCTTTCCCGTATCCACCTCAACGCTATTCCCAGAAGGCTGCATTATCTCCCCGGCTCCGCTGACCCCAGTGCTGTCTGACTTGCTCTCATCATTCAGTTTGTTCATTTGGTCAAAGCTTGCAAGAGATCCTTCCTGTGCCTCCTGAGTCTGTTGTGCATTGTCGGCTATATCGCTGTAATTATCCGCCGCCTGAGAGGTGCTTTTCACTATGCTTTGAGCCTCGTCTGCACTGTTGCTTAGTTCAAGACCGAACGCCTCTGAAAGTGCCCTCGCTGCCCCCTGTGCCAAAGCTATGAGCTGTGAAAGCAGACTGTTTATCGCCTTGACAGCAGGCAGAAGAACGTTCATCAGCACAGTGCCGATAGTTGCTCCGAACTCTTTCCATTGCTCAGAGAGTATTCTAGTTTGGTTTGCCCAGCTGTCAGACGTCTTTGCAAAGTCGCCCTGTGCAAGAGCCGTCTGTGACATAACGTAGTTGTATCTCAGTTGAACTTTTTCAGCCTGCGACATATCGACAGTTGACTTCGTTATACCCTTTGAAAGTGCATACGCCTGCAAATTGGCGTCCGTCATAACGATACCGAACTGTTTGAGGGTCTCAGTTTCCCCTGTAAAAATTGATTTCAGAGCCGTGCTTGCCACGCCCTGACCGACATTATGAAATGACGCCATATCCGCCGACAGCCCTGTAAGAGCCACAGCCATATCGCTTGCACTGTCATTTGCAAGACCCATTCCTGCTGCCATTGCCATGAAGTTTGAGCCTGTCTGCTTTGCGGTGAGCTTTGAAATGCCGTAGGTCTTAACAGCCGTGCCAGCGAAGTCCTCCATTTTCTGCTTGGACTCTCCGAAAGCCGTATCAACAACGTTCTGAACTTCCGCAAGGTCTGAGGCTGTTTCTATGGATTGCCTGCCGAAGTCCACAAGTTTCTTGATCGAGAACGCAGCGGTCACAGCCATTGCAAGGCTTTTAAGCTTTGGCTTGATATCCCCCACCATATCAGAAAGGCTTTTCAAACCCTTTTCAAAGCCCTCACTGTTTATGTTGGTGTCAAAATTCAAGCACCCGTCAGCCATTGTTATTCACCTCCCGTCAGTTGTTTCAGAAACTCTTTGTCCTCGTTTTCAGCCCTCTGCTCTTCTGCTGAGAGCTTTCGTTTAAGGTCTATCATATTGCGGTGGTTTCTGTAAAACTCCTGCTCGTATTTTTCAAGCTTTTTGCCCTTGTTAAGCTTTTGCCGTATGCCTATAACAGACGAAAAAAGCCCCTCGCCTATCTCATTGAAATAGCCAAGAAAAGTCCACCAATGAAGATATTTTACCGTCCTCGTTTCAAAGCCAGCCGCCTTGTTCACCGCAGGAAAAATAATACTCTCGTCCTGCTCCCAATCAATAGTCTTTGCAGGCTGAACGCTCTCCTGCGGAACATCTCCACCGCCCACAAACCAATAAGCCTTGTCAACAGCCTCCTGCAAATGCTCTCGTGGGATATCCTCAGCGTAAAGGCATTTAAGGCACACATAGCACTTTTCACGCTCGTCAAGTTCAGGGTCTACAAAGGCTGAATAGATCCGCAGTATGACCCGAAAATCTGAGCGTATGGCATACTCTTTGCCGTCTATTTCAAGGGCTGTTGGCAAACTGCCTATCATTTCAGCAGCTCCCTGAGCAGAGCCTTTTTGTCTTCGTCAGAAAGCTCCGCCACATTGACCGCAGGCTGAGCAATATGTTGATGAGCGATAACAGGTGCGGTGTACTTCTCCACCTTTTCTTCGAGCTTTATCTGAGCTGCCGTCTGTGCTGACTTTATCTCCTGCACCACCACAACAAGAAGCGCTTCAAGGAAGTTCACAAGCACAGGCTTGCCGTTTGAAGCCACAGAGAACACGTTCACGCTTCCGAGTGCCGCCGTACACACATCGGTTCCAAATATGTCATTGACCATTTCTCTTGCACGCTGGTCATACTCTTTGAGAAGCTGAGTTCTGTCCTCGTTCTTCTCACGTTCTGACACTTCTTCTGCGATATTGTCAGCCTTGCTCATAGCGTCCTGTATCCTTGTGATGATACCAACGTCTGACACGTTTATCCTTATCACTCTGTTCTCGTCACCGTTTATAGCGTACTCTTTGTAATTGCCGCTGTTAAAATCTATTGACTGCATTGACATTTTTATCATCCTTTCTGTATTACGGCAAACAAAAAGCACTCCGCTCTGAACGAAGTGCTTTCATATGTTTGTCATATAGTTTATTCTTCCGTAGCCTTTGCAAACGTTGGCACTCCTGCCGCAAAGGTGACAGAGCCTTTCACTCTGTTTCCTGCAAAGGTGCAGTTGAACGGGATATTTACGCCACCCTGCGGTCCGCCATACGACTGCGGCTTGACTATGACATCTTCCGTCCATGCGTCATACGCACCTGTGGTCTTGTCAACGATGACTTCAAGCACGCTTGTCTTGCAGGCGTCACCGGTAAGACGATTCATCATGATATCCTTGAGCTTTTCGTAAAGTGCGTCACCGGGCTTTGCATAGAATGTGTCAAGGTCGAACTCAGGCTCATAGCCGTTGTCCTCAACTGTGGTTTCATCAAGGATATTCTTCTTTGTGGAAGTGTCAGGGTTGAGTGCCACACTTGCGTCCTCAACGTCCTTACCGAGAAGATACCAGCTTGGTGATGAGGCGACCGCTGCGAATGTAGTGTCAAGATAATGCAGAAGATGACTTCTGTTGAGCTTTCCGCTCTTGTATGAATAATCAGGCATATGTTTTCCTCCTTTTATATCTGATACTGTGCCGCTATCTGTAACTGATACTGCACAGTATCGTTTGTGTTTTCGTTTGGTATTGCGTATATCATTCCGTTTGCACAGGTGAGCTTTTCAAGAACGCCTGTCCTTTCCTCGTCCTCTGTTATGGTAGTGAACGTGGTATCTCGGTGCTTGTCTGCATAGCTTTCAAGCCACATCTGCAATTCAAGCAATACGCCGCTGTTTGACATTCTGTCAAAGTCGTTCATAGACTGATACACAGCATAGAGAATGAAGTTGTGCTGTCTTGTCTGACCACCCAGAATATCAGAGCTTATAAGGCTGTCGCCTGTTGAGGACAAGCCGTAATTTGTTGGCGTATCATCGGTAAAGTCGATATGGATATCGTTGCAAACCTCCGATATTTTCGGAAACTGCTGCAAGATATCTTTCACAAGCTCGATTATGTTCATTTCGCTTTGCCTCCCATTATCGCCGCCGCTCCTCTGAGTATTTGCTGTTTCTTGTCGGCTTTCATTCGCTCAAACCAAAGCTTACCGGCAAGTGGCTCTTTAAAAGTGCTGTAAACAAGGTCTTTGTCGGTAAGCACTTTCTTTTCTCCATGTCGGGCGTAAGACGAGCCTGTAACAGATGATACCATAAGCTTGCCGTAATACTGATAGCGTGCGTAAGGTGCAAGATACTGTATCTTGCCACTGCCTATTTTTGTGCCTCTCGTGGCAGACTTTCTCAGATTAGTGCTGAGGGTAGGTGTATACTTCACCATATGCCTTATGCACTCAGCGTCAATAAACTTTTGAGCCTTATCAAAGCGTTCTGAATACTTGGCTGCAAAGGACTTGTCCCAAGTGATAGCCCTGCTGTCCATAGGCTGACCTATCTTCATTTCACACTCACCTCCGTATGTGGCAGACCGCCGAACATATAATCATCAATGCTCATTACCGTAACAAAGTCATACTTCGCACGGAACATTTTCATGCTATCAGATATGCTCTGCGGCGTTTGATTATCGAACTCAAACTCGCACTTTCCTTTCACAAGCATATCCTTTGCAGGGGTTTTCGGTACATTATCATCATAGAAATACACCCTTGTGCTGTCTGAGGTCTGCATACCGCTTTTCACGATACTTCCCGACTTATTCTCACACCAGTAAACTTTCTCTGCATACTTCCGCACAAATCCCTCTGTCTGCTTGTCGAAAAGATACACCGTGCAATCGCTGTTTGCAAGCATTTACCTCACCCCTCTGTAAAGCAGCCCTGTTCCGCTGAGCCATTTGTACACGATATCGTGAACGGCTCTGTCAGCGTTCTGCCTGCGGATATCCGAGCTTTCATATGACTTTGACCAGCCACCAACGCTTTCGGAAGATACCCCATGAGTGCCGCCCTCCTGCTCTGCCTTGAAGATATTTTCCGCAAGCTCGCAGCAGCACATTTTCACTTCTTCGGGGATATCGTTCTCGTCAACGTTGTCAAGGGTATATTGCTTCATAAGGCTTGTGGCTTGCATTGCATAGAAGTCAAAAGCGGCAGATATGTCAGGCTCTTTGCCGCAAAGATAAACGCCTATATAATAGCTCTCGCTTGCATATGCTTTCATACTGCCGCACCTCTTTACTTCTTGAATCTTGCAAGCACTACCTTTGACTGGTCTGAAATAGCCACAGTGTAATGCTTGTCAGCAGATATATCTGTGCAGCGCTTTGTGCTTCTTCTCTCTGTTTCAACGTTGGTGTCACGCTTGAGGTAGATAGTCAGAGCTGATGTTTCGTCCTCTGTTTCAGTATCAGCGTTGAGCTTGATGATAGGGCATATGTAGAAAGTGCCAGCCTTGACAGCGGCGTTCTTTACAACATAGTCACCCACCTTTGGAGCGTAACCCTCTGCACAAGGCGTTACTGAGCCGAGCTTTATCTGTGAAGCAGTTGGTGAAGCTGTGCTGTCTGCAACAACTTCCTTTGCACCCTCTGCATCGCTGTCAACTCTCACATACTGTTCTGGGATAGCCTCGTTAAGTGAAACTTTCTTTGACGGAACGATACGGCAGTTCGCTATTTTGCCTATCTCGCCTGTCATTACCACATTGCCGTCATACTTATCTGCTGAAATGAAGTTCGGGTCCTTTCTAAGCTGTGAGTTCTGATGAGGGTTAATAAACATAGCCTTTTCGGTGTTCAGCTCCTCATTGAACTTGTCAACAGCGTCAACAATGCCGCTGTAAGAGATAGCAGAAGCCGAGCCGTCATAGATGAGCTGAGCTTTCATAAGTGCGTCCATGCTGTCTGCGTCCACCTTAGAAGCGATAGACATTGCAAGCTGTGAAGTCGCCTGACCTACAGGGTTGCCATAGCCGCTGAGAACAGCCTCGTCGGTTATCTCCACCGCTTTCATGGCTTTCTTTACCTTAGCCTGAGTGGAGTCTGTTTCAAGCTTGACAGTTTCGGCTTCAACGCCCTCTGCAACATCAACTGCGTCGCCGATATACTTATACTGCGGCACTGTGATAGTGTCGCCAGGCACGCCAACGAGCGTTCTGTCTATCTTCGCAAAGGGAGATACAGTTATCTTAGACTCTATCTTTGCGTCGATCATATCACTCATTACCTCAGGATCGATAAGGTCGGTGATCTTTGTCTGCTCTGCGAAATACTGCATAGAAATTCTAATGCCATTTGTCATTTTCATAATATCCTATCCTTTCAACTGTTCGTATTTTTCGGGGTCTGTTCGTTTAAGTTCCAACCTCTGCATATACCCCATTTTTGCAAAGGTTTCCTTGCTCACTTCACCTGCGGCAGGCGTACCTGTGGGAGCAACCGGGTTCTTGATAGGCTCGGAACTTTCAAAAAGATAATCGTTATCTTTCTTCACGTTCTCGATAGCCGTCTTGATATCCTCAGCCTGATTTTTGGAAGCTTTGAGAGTTTCCACATCAAGCAAAGCTTTAAGAGCCTTGACGTTTCTTGCCTTGCTTGCCGAGATAGCGTTATCAAGGGTAGCGTCAAACTCCATATCAGATATCTTCGCCTGATACTCGGTGTCTTTCTTAGCAAGGTCAGCGGTGAGCTGTGCGACTTTGCCGTTAAGCTCCTTGACGTCCACGCCTTCAAATTCTTTGAGAGAGTTCTGTGCGGTATCAAGGCTGTCCTTATAGTTATCACGCTCCACCTCAAGGCGGCTTTTCACCTTTTCAAACTCAGCCACAGTCTTATAATTTTCTGCCACCTGTTTTGTGATGTCCTGTTTCTTGTCCTCAGGGATAACAATACCCAGAGCGGCAAGGATCTCAAAAATGTTTTTCATATGTTTGTCCTTTCTACATAGCTTATATACCGCTCTGTCTGCGGTGTGAAAGTCTGACAGTTTAACGTCATATCAAGGACGAAATGGTATGAAAAAAGCACCCGTTAAGGTGCTTAGTTCCGATTTTTGGGTATAAAAATACCGCCCGACCTTAGTCAAGCGGTAAAATTATCATTTGAAATACTCTGTAAGTTCAACTTCTGAATCAATGTACACAGCGTCAATATAATAACTGTTGTGTACGATTATCTTCTTTCCGTTTAATATGTATATCTGCGTTTGTGAGCCGTCAACATCTGTCAGCATATCGAAACGTTCAATGCCTGGGATATGCTTTTCCAATGCTGCACATTGCTTATCAAAAATTTCTTTGTCCGCAGCCGTGCAAATATTGTATTCATATTTCTTCATTGCTGATCATCCAATCCATACCTTTTATCTACTGATCTTCGTGTTTTTACAGCGGTCTTCAAAGTGTCTGCTATAGCTTCTTCTCTGCTCATGTTTTTTCGTACCATTTTATTTGACACCAAGTCTTCAAAAGAAATGATAGGTTCGGTCTGGTCAAGGGTTTTACGAGCTTTTTGATCTTCCATTAACTCTCTTGCCTGAAAGCGATACTTGTTACGCAGTTCACAAGCTTGTCTTGCCTGTTCTTCAATAGACTTGCTTTTGTCGATAAGCCGAGGGATATTTTTGTTATGGTGTCTGTACCACTTTCGCACGTCTATATCAGACATCTTACCTTTCATATCAATTATATCACTATAATCTTTTTGCGTCAAGTCTATCTTGGTTTTCCCCACCCCGATATTCCCCAGTCCGTCGACGTTCACACGCTCTCTCTGCTGAGGCAGACCCATTGCTTTTGAAAACCTTGTATACTCCTGGGAAGTGCCACGATATCGGCAGCGTGCGTTGATGATATCTTCCTCATCAGCACCTGCCTCTTCAAGAAGATGTATTTTCTGCCGCTGAGCTCTCATTGCAGTTTCAAGCTTTCTTTGCCGCTGTAAAGCTTCATACTTTGTGTACTCTTTATCACCGTACTTAACAGGCTTGTTCTCCTCTGCATTCATCTGTGCAAGCTCCTCGTCTGTGTAGGAACGCTCAGATATGCCGGGGATAAAGGGGTAATAATCGTGATAGCAATTCGCTCCGCACAGACCTGTCACAGTACCAAGACCGCAGATAGTTTCAAGTTCTTTTTTGCTGTAGACCTTGCCCTGCCATTCTTGGTGAGAGGGTCTTGCTCCGCTGTGCCAAGTGACTTCAAAATAGTCCGTGCCAAGCTCTTTGGCGTTGTCCTCATTCATTTTTGCGGTTAGCTGTGAAAGCCCTGTCATTACCGAACGCCTTGCGGCTACGTCTGCTCTGTTGCTCCACCCTGTGGCATAGTCCACAGTGCGAAGACCTGAGTTCGTCATATCCGAAATGACTTTCTTTATGACCGTATTGTAATCGAACGCTCCGCTTGCTATGCCCATTATGGCGTTATCAAGGCTCTGCTGATAAAAGTCAGCCGCCTGCGTGAATTTAAGTTTGCCGTCAGGCTGTTTTACTGCAAATCCGAGTGACTGAGATATGTTTTTAAGCTCCCCCGAAGTCTGCTCCGATACAGCCGACAGCAGCCTTTGCAGGCCCTCATTTTCTTCAAGGGGTATCCGTGCTTTGCCTTTGGCCTTGTATATGCTATCGTCCCATTCATAGCCTTTTTGCAGGATATCATTGTACAGCTCTTTTATCTCAGCTTTGGAGAGGTCAAGGTTATCGGCTATGGCTTTCTTTATCTCACGCTTGCTCATTCCAAGCTCGTGAAGCCTGTATATCTGCCAATCCGCCGAACGTGTTATCTCGCCGTTTATCTTTATCCTGCGGACGATATCCTCCATTATCTGCATTTCAAGGTCACGCAGGGGCTTGTCAAGCGCCATTGAAGCTCGCTCTATCTCGCTTGCTTTGAGCATTATTCTATAACCTCTGCGGTGCTGTCGGAGGTCATTTTCTTAGCCGTTTCCTCGTCCTCACCATACCATTTCATTCGGTATTCCCACAGTGGCATAATGCCCATAGAAACGTCCTGACGGTCGCTTGCACGCTTTGTTTCATCATCAGCAAGGATACTGTCCTCAAAGTTCACAGACAACTCATAACCGCTTTGAGTAAGCCCATTATAAAACGCCAGCGAATAGCACAGGTCTTCAAGGCAGACACGGAGATTATTCTGTATCGCCGTGACAGTATCGAACTTTCTCTGCTTTGAGGACTTTATCTCCGTTGCCGTCTTATCAACTGTCTGAGGGTTTGAGATATCCCCATAGGACAGCCCCACAGAAAATTCTATCTCACGCTTGTATTCTTCAAGTCCTGCGATAAAATCAGCCTGTCTTAACTGCGGTGAGAACTCGTGATAAAAGTCACCGCTCGTGCCAGCCGACACGTTTACCCCTCTGAAAAGCCGTTCATTGAGCTTAGGCATTTCTGCACGCTTCTTACCTGTGAACGGGTCTGTAACAGGTCTTAACACAGCTTCGTCAACGTCTATGGCACGCTCTCCTGATTCAAACTCCCAATCGAGCCTGCCGAATTGGATATCAGCTTTTCTTATGACTTCTTCCGCACCTGCGAACACTGATACGCCTGAATGTGAACCGTCAACTGTATTGTCGATAGGGTTGACATAATAGCCGAAAGAGGGTCGCAGCATAAGTGGATAGGCTATCTGAGGGATAAGCTCCGACCACTCTGAAACAGCCGTGAGGGGTATCTCAGCACCAAGAGACACGCCGTCATTGGAGCGAAAAGCCCTGTTCGTGATAGTCAGCCCTTTTTCATAGTCAAGAGCGTGATATTCAAGCCTTATGCGGTAATCATTATCGCCCATGCGTTTTATCTCAGGGAAAATGACCTTTATAAGCCTGCCGTTCACGTCATACTCCACAGGAATGAACTGCGACTGCGGAACATACTGCACCTTATCAGCACCCAGCGGTTTTATTATCATTGCTCCTGTTGCAAGACCTCTTTGCAGATTTTTGTTGAGGTTTTCAAGTGCGTTTTTCATTATAGCATCAAGCTTATCGTTGGAAACTTTCAGGGCCATTTCATTGATAGCCGTGTTTGCAAACTCCCTCACAACAGCGTGTTCAAGCCGCAGAGAGTGAACTCCCTTGGGTGCTGCATTGCCTGCATACATTCTGTCCCACTTGTCGATAGCTCTTATCATACTGTCCGTCACGGCAATATCAATACCGTAAACGCCCTTTATATCTGACTTTGAAAGCATTCTGCTTATCCACTCCCTTATTTTTGAAATAATGCCCATAGCTTACTGACCCCGCCTTTTCCATACTCTTTCCATTGCATACCGAACGGCGTCGATAACGTGGTCATTGCCGTCGGGATAGCCGCTTATAACGTTGCCCTCTTTATCCCTGTCATACTCGCAGTTGATGAACTCCTCGCAAGCCACAGGACAACGCTTGTTATCTATAACGATACTTCGCAGAGATTGCAGCCACTTATATGAATACTCCCTGCTGTTAGGACCTTTTTCTGCACCTCTTGCAAGCAAGCCGTATGCTCTGTAATCCTCAACAGACTTATTCTCTGCACTGTCGCAAGTGATAAGGTCATTTGCTGTGATACCAAGCTCCAGCAAATGCTTTGCGGTATCAACATTCTTTGTTTTGTTGCAGGTGTACTCCTGCCATATGAACAGCGTGTGCTGAGCAGGAGCGTAATGCACTCTGACAAAAGCGTAAAGGTCGGGATACCAGCCCCAGTCAACGCCGTTATAGATGTTATCGAACTGTGCTATCTCGCTGTCGGTTATCTCTCTTATGAGGACGTTGTCGAAGACATTACCACCTGTGCCGTTTGCAATGCCCATATACTCGTTCTCATAGGCAGTGGGATTGGTTTCTTTGAGAAATTCGGCGTCATCAAGAAAAGGCTTGCCAAGCCACTTTTTCGGCACAGTTAGATAAGTGCTTTCGGTAACGAGTCTGTCCGTTCTCGGCACTTTGATGTACTTATTCGCCCAGTTCTGAGCCGACTTTGGAGGGTTGAAAGACTTGAACTTATATGCTCTCTCGCCGCCTCTTATAACAGACTGTTCTATCGTTCGCACAGCTTCTTCACCGCCGAACTGGTCAAGCTCCTCAAACCACACGATGCCGATATAGCCAAAAGGCGGCTTGATAGACTTTATCTTGTGCGGATCATCAGCACCACGAAAGTATATTTTCTGCCCTGTTGAAATGCGTGTGATCTCAAGGGGCGACTTTGTGCAGGCAAACTCATCATCAAGGCCAAGTGCAGATATTGCCCAGAGTATCTGAGAATAAACGCTGTCTTTAAGAGTATTCGCCACAGAACGCAGAACGCAGGCGTGCATATTCTCGTTCTTCATAAGCAGGTCGATAACGTTCAGACCGCAGAATGAAGATTTAGTCGAGCCACGTCCGCCGGGGAAAACATACTCGGAATGTTCCTGCTCTGCAATATCGAACAAGACAGGTGAGAACGCAGGAGCGACAAGGCTCGCAGGGATACCGCTGTACACCTTATCGGGCATAGAAACAGGCTCAAGCTTTTGTTTTTCAAGCCTGAGCCTTGCGTTATCGTATTTTATCTTATGCTTGAGCATATCGTCATCACGGATAATGTCACGCAGCTCTTTCACCGCCGCAACGTCCCCTTGCTTAGCCCTTGCCATAAGAGCCGCATTCACAAGAAGCATATTGTTTATGAAGTCGGGGTCAAGGCTGTTAAGGTCAATGCCCTGCTCCACGAGGAACTCATAGTCCGCTCTGGTATTGGCAGGCTGTTCAAGCAGGAAGTCCATCACCTGTTTCATAGTCTTTTTACGCCTGCGGACTTCGCCTGATTTTTTACCGCCTTTTGCACCATTTTTTCGAGCTTCACTCGAGCTTGGAACTATTAAATTCTGTTCATTCGGCATTCACCTCACCTCGGTTTTTTTGTTGTTTTGGGTATAAAAAAAGCCCCGATTTAGTGGGGCTTTAATTTGTTATTTTTTATCCTGACTATTCTCTTCTTCCACAAACTTTAGTAATTTTTTTGCAATGCTATATCTTAATAAAACAGCCGTGTTAAAAACGATACTTTTCAATTCATAAATTATACGAATGCTATATGACAAATATGGTATTATAAACAATGCACACAAAAAACTACTAAAAAATTCACTTGAAAATAGTAAAAAACCATTATCAAATAACAAACAAACGAAATAAATAAAAACAGAAGTCATTAGACCAAATAAATACAAATACAACACTGATTCCATATATTGAATGCTCTTATTCAATTCTGTTTTGTTTTCCTTTTCCGAATCTTCCAGCTTTGCTAGCAGTTTCGTAAATTCATCATCTAAAAGAACAAGTATAATTGAGTAAATTGCCAATACGCTTCCAAACACTGCAAGTTGTATATCAATCATTTTATTTGCAATATTTGATACAATGCTAATTGTGTTTTTATTGAAAGCCACAGCTAAAGAAAGGATAATACTTATTATGACCAATATGCAAAAAGATTTCCAATTTCTTTTGTTAGGCACTATTTCCCTTATTGCATTTTTTATTATATCTTTAGGTTGGAATTTACGTATAAATTCATCTAAAGAACGATCATATAAATTATGATTATCATTGGTTTTCATATGACACCGCCGAATAAAATTATTTTATCTTTATAAATTTCATTAAAGTTTTTTTGACTCTATCATATATTTTTTTGTTTGAACTGCTCACCTCACTCATAACGTTAGAATTTCTAGCTACAGAAAACAAATATTCATCTGACTTATCCGTCAAATCTCCAGAAACAGTTACGTTACGAGTTGTAACTACAGTTTCTGGCGTTATTTTTTCTTTTCCCCCATCATAAGTTTCAACATAAACTGACGTTTTTACTAAGCCATTAGCATTATTCATAAGCTCTTTTACACCTGATTTTGATTTTGGCGAATTAAAACTAACACTACCAGTATTACTACAAATACTTTTACGTGTTTCCGTGAGATTTTCAAAAAGTGGCAAATGATATTCATCATTGTTAAGTGGGTAAAAGGACAAATTTACTTTTCTAATCTTTTTGACATTTGAAAACATACAATCTATATCATCAGACTTTGGCATATCCACTATATGGACACTAGCATGTGGCAGAGCCGAACTACCCTTTGGAATAGACTTATTATTAACTCTTATAAAACTATTTATGCACTCCATAAAAGTCTTTTGAAAACTACGTATGTCTGGGCTTGCAATTTGATTACGCACCAAAATCATCTTATGATTATCAAGAAAAATAATAAAGCGTGAATACGGAGCGGCCGGTACTAGAGAATTAACACTTGTCAGTTTGCCACCTTTTATTTGTGATAATATATTATATTCTGTTTCTTTTATATAATTACCAACCAGGACATAAACACCATCTATACACTTAAGCTCAATATCGCTAAAACTAAATTTGGGAAAATCCTCTTTTCCATCAATCACCTTCACACGTTTATAACCGCTGTTAAACGCCGGTAAGATAATATCTTCAAAATAAGACAGCATTGGCTCATTTTCAGCACCAAAAGTAATATTGAAATTAGCATAATGCATTATTTTATCAAATTTGTTTTCCATAACAATCACTCCTCATAATAATATTTCTTAAATAATATCACTAATCAGAGCGAAAATCAACGAAATGCACCGAATTTCTATTTACTGCATAAAACACATTTGTATTTTTTATGCAGTATATCAAAAATTCGACATTTATGAACCTTTTACGACACAACGCAAAAGACACCCCGTTCGGAGTGTCTCTTGTGAAAATATTATAAGGAGTTAAGTAAATGGTGGAGCAGATGTTGAGCTGGCTCGCTTTCGACCTGCATACGGAGCTTTCGCCCCGTCGGACTTTTTTATGGAGGTCCGCAAATGTTTGCTTGCCTTATTGGCTATTGTAATGATATCATACTATGTGCGTTCCTGCAAGTGGTATTGAGTGGTCTTGTGTGGTATATTTAATTTCTCGCACCCATTGTGAAACATTCTCAGCACAGTCTTGTAATCTCTGAAAATATAGTTGTGAGCTATCTTCTTCACCGATATACCATTGATGAAATACAGCTTGATTATCCTTGCCGTATCTATGGTTTCAGCTTCCTCATTGCAGAACATTTCGTCTATTTCAGACTGTATCTCCTGCGTGAGCCTTGCACGTTCTTCGCTCAGCTCCTTTTGTTTCTCACCCTTGCAGGCATAACTCAGCATTGAGCTTTCAGCCGTGTTGCCGGGCGTTCCTGCCGAACTGTCATTCTTGTCATAGCATACGGCTTTCCCATTCAGTATCCTTGCCCTGTTTTCTTCAAGATTGGCTATGAGCTTCGGTATCAGCTGATAGCGTGATATCTTTTCTTGTAAAGTCAACCTTTATCCCTCCTCGATCATTCTTCCGCAGACAGGACAGAACTCAAAACGGACTTCCTTACCGTCTGCACCAAGCTTTTCGCTCCACTCTGTCACTCCATTGCAGTATTCACAGCCTGCATATTCAGGTATGTTTACGCCGTTATGTTTCGCAAGCCCCTCGTCGCAGAGTATCAGTTCCAGTGCCTGCAATGCGTATGTGAGCTTTTCTTCCATGTCCTGCGTTTTGTTTATCTTCCAGACCGTTGTCTGCCCTCTGCGTATGTTCTCCTGCATTATGCAAGCTTGTCTGAAGAACCTGCCGTTTCGCTCTTTGCTGTGAAGATACTCCCGCTTGTATTCAGCCTGTTTATCCTCGCATATCTCCTTCGACCACCCATCGTGCCTGTTCTTGTAGCCAAGTCTTGATAACTGCGAGAAATACTTATATTCCTCAGCAGGATATTCGTCATAAATGAGCCTGCCGTCTATTGCCATATCTTCATATCGTGCAAACTCTTCTTGTGACATTCTTTTGAAATCTGTCTTTATAGTTGATACCCCCTTTGCGGAGGGTCGTGGTAGGTTTGTGCCGTTTTTCAAGAACTCTTTCTTTATATATATTCTTTTTATTTTTCTAATACGAAAGGTTAGAAAAACCCTGAAACCCACCACAAAAGAGTAAACCCTCCACCTATATTTGTTCGTCAAGCGTAAGACCTGAGTAATAGTTATACTTTCTGCCTTTTACTTTTTCAAATCTTTTGGCTATTTCTAGTCCAAACTTGGTATTCGACATTTTATACTCATTGCCGCTGTCTGCCCACCTGAGATAAGCGGCATACAATGCACTTGATTGCACGCTCAGACCCTTTCCCACAGTACACTTATCCTCGACAAATGCAGAGATAACGTCCATTTCACGGCGGTACTCCCTCACTTCTTCAAGGACGGCACGAGGCATTTTAAGCCCCTCTTTCTGCCACAGCAGACAGCCCTCAACTGCCCAGCGGAATATGCCCGTAAGCTCCGCCGACAGCTTGTATTTCAGCCTGCGGTCTATCTTTTCTTCGGGTATCTGCACGGTGAAGGGTATCATATGTATCCTGCGCCATATGCCCGTATCTGTTCCTCTGATGACAGGCTTATGGTTTGTCGCCATCCAAAGTTTGAACTCAGGCTTGAACTCGAACTCGTCGCCGTAAAGCTTTCTTGCCGTAACAGTATCGTCGCCTGTAAGCTGTTTGAGCAGACCCTCGTTGATACGAACGCCCTCGTTAGGCTCAACGCTTGTCACGAGCCTTGCTCCTTTCAGACGGGCTATATCGCTGTTTATGGCGGTGCTCTGATTACTGCGCACCATAATAGTTTCAGGCTGGATATTTGCCGCATAGTCCCCGAAAATATCCCTTATGATATCAATGAAAGTTGACTTGCCGTTTCGTCCTGTTCCGTAAAGAAAGAACGCACATTGCTCGGTGGTCGAGCCTGTCAGGGAATATCCCACAGCTTTCTGAACGTATCTGATAAGGTCTTTATCCTTTCTAAAAATATCATCAAGAAATGCTAGCCAGCGAGGACAATCGGCATTCTCTGAATACTCAACGGCTGTCATTTTCGTCAGATATGTCATAGGGTCGTGAGGAGATATGCCGCCGCTGCGAAGATCTATCACTCCCCCAGGTGTATTGAGAACAGTTTTAAATCTGTCCATTTGAGCAGACAGAACAGGAACATGGTGCATGACCTCGCTTAGCATTGCATTCTTTGATTTGTTAGAACGGCAGGACTTCATATGCTTTTCAAAAGCCTTTGCCATATCCGTTCCCTCGTCTGCGTCAAGCTGAGCATACACCTTTGCCTCTGCCACCATACAAGCCACAGCTTTGTCAGCAAGACGTTTAACTGTGCCTGTCATATCGATACACCACTTTCTGCCGTCATACCAAAGCCAGCGTTTGTCTGTGTAGCAGTATCTCACCTGCTCGCCAAAAAGGTCAACAAAGCGTTCTGCGTTGCCTGTATCGTCAAATGAATAAAGTCTTGGCTTGGCTTCTTCCTGCTCCACAGCGCCCAAAGAAACAGGCTCAGAGGGCGACTTGAAGTTGAGAGAAAATCCTCCTGCGAACTTTGGCGAATAGGTCTTGTCGCAATCGGCAATGGCTTTCTGGATCGTGAGTGCGCCATAGGTCGAACCGCTTTGCGCCCTGTCCCACTTTTCACGCATAAGACCTGAGGAGCGGAATATCATATCCATTTTTTCTGCGTCACAGCCTGTCCAGAAGGCAAGCATTGAGCAGAACGCCATATCAGCCTCAGATTGAGAGGTATATCCTGCGGTGCTGCCGCTGTAGAGCGACACGAACTTTCCGCCGTTCTTTGCACCTGCCGCAGCTTTGATTATCTGGTCTGCGGTATCAAGTCTGACAGCAGGAACAGCCTTTGCCACAGGCTCGTGACCGCCGCCTATGTACTTTTCGTGCAATGGCTTTATGCTGTCGGAACACTCTGCGATACTCTCATATTCTGAGCAGGAGTTGCCTGTCATAACGAAAAATCTGCCGTCCTCATACATCTCAACTGAGCCTTTACGTCTGCCACGCTTCGGGAGTGTTCCTCTGCATATGATATGTATGCCCTTGCCCGATTGAGATATTTCAGTATAGCTTTGCAGGGTGGAGATAAATTCAGATATGATGTTGCCGTTCTCTCCCCTTTGGTATGCCTCAAGCTCCTCCTCTTTGCCGTCAATGTCAACACCGAAATATGGACAGCCACCGAACATAAATCCTATGCCCGAATGTTTTTCTGAGGCTCTCACAGCCGTATCGAAATCGCACCAAGTAGAGGGGTTATTTGACATAGCCCCTCCGCCTGTAAGTGCGTTTATCGGCACTTTCTTTATCTTCCCTCTCTTTTCATCAGGCACAGCGTCCCAGCATATCCAGTTTGGCAGGGCTTTAAGCTCCTGCGGTATTTGTTCGTACATATATCCAACTCCTAACATAAATTTTGAAAAGTCAAAGCCTTTCACTTATCCCCGAAAAACACCACTTTTGTTGCATTAAAAATGCAACAATTGCAGAAATGTTGCCAAATTAAAATATAAATCATTTGTTTGCACAAAATATCATCTGCGTTTTTATGCAAAAGTACCATGACTTTTCGCTTTTCTCAGAAATCAGAACGGAACGCCGTCATCTGTAAGCACGTCCTCAAAATCTTCAAGGGAGCCTATGGCGCTGTCAGCCTGCGTATTTGTCTTAGGCGTTGCAAAGCCCGTCTGCTTAGTCGCAAAGCTGTCCGCCTTCGGTGCAGAGGACTTGAACTTATGCTTGCACTCAGGATACTTTGTAGGGCTGACAAAATTAATGCGTTCCTGCGGCTCTCCGTTTTTGTAATTAGGGTTTGATTCGTGCTTGAGGTTGACCCTTATGCACTTGTTCAGCAGGTCGGTGCAGTATGCTTTAAGGCTGTCATACTCCTTGCCGTCAGGGAGCTGTGCCGCCTTGCCCATTGCCATAAGCTGAGCAAAGTTGTAGCCCTCCACCTGCATATCGTTCTCGTTAGGCTCGTGCTTTTTCCATATGGTGTGAAACAGGCAGGAGTTGCCGTATTTCTGCCCCTGTACGTCATTTCTGATGACTAGCGTGAAGTTAAGACCCACAGAGCCTTTCTTTGTTGTGCGTTCCTCGATAGCGGTTATGATGCACTCGTAATCGCCCTCAGGCTTTAATCCGTTCTGAAATGCCTCTGATTGATTTGACTTAAATCCCATTTTTTATTCCTCCGTTAATAAATTTACTGCGTCCTCTGCTGAGCGGCATATGCCTGCCAATGCTCCGCACTCACGCATTTTTGTTATGAACTTCTTCTGCTCGGGACGAACTCGTCCCGACTTTGTTTTGACTTCGATAAAGACAGCTCTGCCGTCCTTATGCCTTACGCCGAACAGGTCTGAAAAACCTTTCGGCACACCTGTAGTGAAATATCTGCCGTCAACTGTTCTGCCCTCGCCCACGTTCACACGAAAGACAGTGCAGTAGGGCGACACCGCACAGCGTATCTCGTTTTGTATCCTGTGTTCTTCCGTCAACCTATAAGCCCCCTTTGCCTTGCCTGATAATACGCCCAGCCTGATTTGTAGCCGTGACTTTTCGCATACTGCAAAAGTTCGGGATAGGTATGACAATCGGCAGGACTTGAAAAATCAAGCTTAAATCCCTCCACCTTTACAAGCCCCACGCTGTTATCTGTTTCAAGCTTTCTCTCGGCTGAGGGGAACTCATATCCGCAATGAGGACAGCATACTTTCACCCCCGCAGGAGGAGCGGAGAAAGTATAGAAACATTCGGGGCATTGTTTCACCTTGTCGCTCTGCTCCTGCTTTTTATGCTGAGCTTTCGGCTTTTTCTCCAGGCTCCACTCCCTGTCATCGTCAGGCATACCAAACCTTGCATAGTTGCCAACGTGATCGATTATGACGGCTCTTTTATTTGGGCGATACCGCATACATCTCATAGCCTGCTGAATGTAAAGAGTAAGGCTCTTGGTGGGTCGCAGAAGTATGGCACACTCGCAGTCAGGAACGTCAAAGCCCTCTGAGATAAGGTCAACGTTGCACAGCACAGTTATATCTCCCCTGCGGAAAGCTGAGATAATGCTGTCACGCTCTGCCTTTGGGGTCGAGCCGTCGATGTGTGCCGCCTTTATGCCGTTTTCATTAAACACCTCTGCCGTTCGCTGAGAATGTCTTACTGACGCACAGTAGCAGACCGCTTTTTTGCCATTTGCTAACTGTTTGTAATACTTTATGACGTCGCCAAAAACAGTATTTTTCACCATAGCTTTCTCTATCTCCGCCGCCATATATTCTCCGTGAGAAACGTGAAGCCCTGTAAGGTCGGCAACGTCAGGAGCATAGTAGTCATAAGGTGCAAGACAGTTGTTATCAATAAGCCATTTTGCGGATACGCCAATGATAAGCTTGTCGTTCACGTCACCAAGCCCGTCACCATTAAGGCGAACAGGGGTCGCTGTAACGCCCACTCTCGGCACGTCTGAAAAGTATTCGTATATGCGTTTGTAGGATTGAGCAAGGCTGTGATGATTTTCGTCAGTTATGATAAGTGCAGGTCTGGCAAGCTTTTTAAGCCGTCTTGTAATAGTCTGCACCATACCCACCTCGCAGAGTTTCATATCAACGCCCCAGCGAATAAACGTCTTTTTTATCTGCTCCACAAGCTCACGTCTGTGGACGAGAAAAAGCACTCTCTTGCCGTTAAAGGTAGTTCTCCTAGCCATTTCAGCCACAATGCATGACTTTCCTCCACCGCAGGGCAGGACTATGCAGGGTGCTTTATACCCTGCACGCCAAGCCTGCCTTACCTGCTCCACCAGCTCATTCTGATACGCTCTCAGCTTCATTGGACTTCGCCGCCTTTACCCTTTTCAGAACGCATTTCATGCAAAGCTGTTTGCCGTAATTCTTCATCGAGCCGTCTATTATCTGCTGAACAGTACGCTTGCCGTCTGACATTATCGTCTTTCCGCACTCTGAGCAGATATGTTCGTCCGCAAGGTGATAGTATGTCCTCAGTGCTTCATCAACAAGTTTCAGATCGTTGCTTATGTACATACTGTCGAACAGCCCGATAGGACTTTTGCAGGTGTCAGTGCCGTCCGTCTGAGTTGCGAAAAGATACTTGCCGTCAACCACAACAGTTTTAAGCACAGTTGTGAACATACCCTCGACAGTTATCTTCTCATCAAGCAGCTTGCCGATAGTTTTAGCTTTCTGCCTGCCGTCCTCGCCTGTATCAAGGTGATTGAGAAAATACACGATAACGTCTTCGGGAAGCATTTCAACGCTTCTCACAAGCTCCCAGAAATTCTTTGCAATGTCGGTGAACTTCTGATAGCCCGTTTCCTTTGCACGGCGCATAAACTCGTTCACCATAAGATACTGACTATCGTCAACGGCTATGGACTTTGCCGTCTGAGCTTTCATAAAGCGTTCTATCTCACCGTAATTGTCGGTATGTATCGTTGACTTAAACTGTGTGCGGAACGGAAGCTGTTTTCCGTTCACATTCACAAGTGCAAGCTCGTCCTCTTTGAAATTTCTCAGGGAAGCAGATTTGCCGCTTCCTGAAAAGCCTAATACAAGTATTGCAAGTCCCATTCTCTTTTCCTCCTTATCTTATGGTCAGTCCAGGTCTGCGGACAACAGCCGCATATGGTATCTCTCTGCCTGCCTCGATAGCCGCCTTGACAGCCGTCTTGCTTATGTCAGGATCTTTGTATTTCAGCAGGCTGTCATCATTGACCTTTGCCCACTCCACAAAGGCTTTCGGGTCTGTTATCTCGGTGCTTTCCCTGCCCTTTGTAATGCTTATCTTAGCCATAACGCCCTCTATTTTGTTAAGGCTGACCCTCTGCATACTGTTCATAAGATAAGCTTTAAGGCTCTCTGCCTGCTTGACCTTCTGCTCACGTCTTGCTTTGAGGGCTTTCTCCTCTGCTTCAAGCATTTTTGCTTCGCTGTTCAGCACCTTGACATAAGCCGCAACGTTCTCCGCCTTGTCCGTAAACTCAGCCTCAACGCATTCAAGGGTATCAAACCACACCTTTTCAGCCTCAGCCTTTTCCTCTGCCGTAAGCTCGGCATTTTCCGTCATATCCTCAAGGCTGTCAAAAAGCCTCTGAAAATCGTTTGTAAGCTCATAAAGTTTCATTTTTATACCTCCAGTTTTGAATTGATTATATCCGCAAGCTGTCTTGCTTTTTGTGTGAAAAGTCCGTAATTGTCGCTGTCATTATGCTCGTTCACGAAGTCCACGAGCCTTGTTACGCTGTCAACAGCGGTGGAAAGATAAGCCTTGAATATGGCTTTATCATCCTGCGTTGACGTGATCTCTGCCTTCCCCGAAAGCTTTTTCTCATACTCCGCCTTAGTTCTGTCAAGCTCTTCACGAAGCTGTGAAAGCTTGTCCTGCTTATCCTTTTCAGCCTGCTCAGCTTTCTGCAAAAGCTCTCTGCGGTCTTTCAGGCTGTCTTCTTCAAGCTTTGAATATTTTTCCGACCAGTCAAGGTCAACACGCCGCATAGCGTCTTTAAGGTTTGCCACCTCTTTGCTGTCCGTTTCCACAGCCACCTCGATAGGACGGCTCTCAAGGTCCTTTATCTCGGCTTCAAGCTCAGCAATTCTATCCTTGAATTTCTGTGACTTCGTTTCGTGTTCTTCCTCACGGTATCTCATTTCTTCGTGAAGTGCGTCATTTTGCTTTTTCACGCTGTCGATTTTCGCTTTAAGCTCCTTGACAGTTGTATTCTCTATATCTGTGGTTTCGGTAATGGTTTCTCTTTGCTCATCAGACAGGGTTGAAAGAAGTGTCAGCTTTTTTATTCCAATTTGTCCACTCGAGTGGACAAATTCTTCTGGAAGATTTTCAGCAACAGATATGTAATTATACACATTCGTTCTTTTAAACCCTGTTTCCTGCTCGCAATACTCTCCAAAATCTGAGTACCCAAGCTCCTTGTAAAGCCTGCTGTCTCTCATTTCCTTAAAGCCCATACACATATCGTAAAGGCTCTGCTGTGCAAGCTGAGCTGAGGTCTTTATCCTGCGGTCAAGCTCAACCGCCTTGATATATTCTGCCGATAGTTCGTTCATGCTGTTTTACGCTCCTTTCGTTTCTCAGCGAACACCCTGTCAAGATACCGCTGATACTTCTGTTCAAAGTCCTTTATCTCCTGCGGTTTGTCCTCACCGCCGTTTTGTACCACGTTGTTTCTATATCCTCTGCACTGCACGATACCGCCATATTGGCTAACCTCCACAGTATAGTAAGGCTTGTCAGGCTCAGAAACTTTTCTCAGAAACATTATGCTGAGTTTCCCCATAGCATGGCGTTCTGCATATCCACCCACACAATGGGAAAGTATCCTGCCCTCATCCTCTATTTCCTGCAAGCTATGTGGCTGTCTGATAAGCAAACCGTCTCCCGAAAATTCAAGGCAGACACGCTCTGCAAGCCTTTTTGTGAAGTTCTGCAAAACAAGCTCGTCATGCTCATAGTTGATGATCTGAGTGAGCCTGTTGTGCATTGTCCAGAAATCGTGTGGCAATGCTATCATTGTATCGTGAATGTTATACTCCAGTGTTTCGCACTGCTCCAGATAGTCGCTGTAATCAAGAGGTGTCATTTTCTGCTCGTGTATGTATCGTGCCACCCTTTGCGGTGTAAGACCTGTTATCCTCACAAGACGTTCAAGAGTGCCGTGTTCGTTCTTAAAGACCTTTGCTATATTCAGTAAATCTTCTGGTCTGAGTTTTGGATATTCCTCACGATAGTCAAGATACTGCTCCCACAGCTGTTCGCTGCCTTTGAGTGTCTTGAACTCCGTCTTGTTCAGTCCGAGCATTTTCAGCAGGTCATTACTTTTCCAGTTCACACGCTGAGAGAGCAGGAACTTTTCCTGATATCCCCACCAACCTGTGTATCTCACGCTTGTTACGTCATAGTCTTGCTTCATAAGATACTCAAGATTAGGGTGCTTGCAATATGCGTGAAGATAGCTCATCAGCATATTACCGTGATAATGCTGATACTGACTGTACCGCATATCCGATTTGTCTATGGCTTTGATGTTCAGTACCGAATAGGAATTATCATAGTTGTATCCCATACAGCACTTGCAAAAGACAGGCTCACGGAAGTCATTACGCACAGCCCAGTTAATGCCGTTATCACTGCCGTATCTCACAGATCCGTCACGGGCGAACACATACCGCTGTCTTTCCACAAGATCACCCGTTGAGTATCGGTGAAAGCAACGTGCGAAAAGTTCAGCACCCCTTGTGAGGAACACCACATAATTCTTAGCACCTCTGCCTTTCATCTTATCCATAAGCTCTTTATCCACCGCAGGAAAGCAGTAGATAAGAGCCTCTTTTCTTGTCTTTTTCATACTGCTACCTCAGAAGTCAAGCAAGCCGTCAAGGGATAGGCTGACAGGCGGTTTTGCTGTTTCTTCGCTGTCCGAGCCGTCGCCCAGGTCGATAGTCATATTGAAATGAACGTCCGCACCTTTGAAGTAAAAGCTTACAGCTCTGCGGTAGACCTCGATATCCGAAATACTTTCCCTTACACCCTTAACAGCGTTTTCCGCACACTCAGCGAAAGTCCTGTCCGTCTGCAGGACCGCCTGAGCGAACTCCTCGTTCTGCTCACAGAAAGTTTTGAGAGCCTCAAGAGTAGGTTTTGCAACCGCCTGCGCATACTTGCCAAGCTTAGCGGCAGAAAGCTCCTGCGACAGCTTGTCCTGAGCTTTCTTGGCGTTAATGTTCATTGCCGTCACCGCCTTTTCGCACACTACTCATCCACGCACTGGCACAGCAGATGCCCTTGTATGTCTCACCAAGGTCAAAAGCCTTCTTCTCATGTGGCTCCATTTCCTGACGCAGTGCCAAAAGGGTTGACATAGCACTTGCGAGCACTTGACATATATCCGATTTTGTGCTATCATCAATTTGAAGAGTGTTTTCTTTTTTCGTTGAGCTTGTACCTGTTGCCGCAGGTGCAGGCTCGTTTCTTATGTACTCTGTAAAATATGCACCACACACCAAATCTTTTCCATTAAGCGGACAACCTTTGCAACTAACAGTAAATTCTGTACAGTAGTTTACCGCCTTTTCAAACTCCTCTTTCGTTATCATCGGTATCCTCCTCTTTCTCAAAACGTTTCTCCCAGTGCCTATCCACCACGCTCAGCACAAGATACATCACTACATCTATCCCTGCAAGCACAGCTACTGTTATTAGCAGTATTCCTACAATGTTCATTACCACTTTCCTTTCATTTCAACTTCGACCTTGACCACGGGTCTGCCTGCTTCTCTCACCGCACG